AAAAAAATATATTTTTTTTATGAGATAAAAACAGTTAAATAAGATATTTAGTTAGCGTTTTTGACGACTTTTCATTATACTATTAGCAATCTTTTCTCTTGTGCGTTGCATCTGAATATCTTCTTGTTGTGCAATAAAATCAAGTGCTTGGTCTTCATCTTCATCGATTTCAAAACGACACGTACCATTGTTAAATTTGACATTAGGCATAACAGAATCATCCATACGTCCTGCGCGGAACTTCTCCAATGAAATTGTTACACGATGGTTCTTTTTCTGCTCTTGTGTTCTTGCCAAAGTGATAATTACGTGTCCAATTTGAATCTTTTTCACAGAACCACCACCAGAACTCAAACCAAGAATCTCCTTATCAAAAGAATCCTTTGTACCCTGAATAGGAACCCAAAGTCCTACTTCATATTTATGTGCCAACGCCTCAAGTTTACGCATGGTACGACCTTCCTTAGACCATTCACTATCAGTTTTATCAGCACTATCATATTCCAAGCATTCAAAATAGTCAATGATAATCAAGTCAGGTTTAAAACCTCGTGCGATACCTTGCTTAACAATTTGTTCAATTCGTCCAACAGTAACTTCACCACTCGGAAGATGGAAGCACCACAAATTTTCCTTAATCATTTGTGCTTCCTCAAACAATTCATTTTTAAGGCGAGATTTAACATTTTCTTTAAACTCAGGTTTTGACAAATCAATTGCATCAACACCTGTAAGCCAACCATAATATTTGCGCTTAATATTAACATCTTCATCCTCAAAATGAATATGAAGAACCTTAAATCCGCGATAATCATTGTCCTTACATTTATAAGTTGCCGCAGAAGCAGCGAACCCTGTCGTTGCGGATGATTTACCAACGCCTGAAGGTGCAATAATAACACCCAATTCACCCATTCCAAGGCCACCATACAAAGCCTTATCCAAACGAGAAAAACCTGTGGGTATTACCTTACGATAATTTTCTTCAAGTGCCTCATCAATTCCGTCCATAGGGTTATATCCCATATCAAGACTAACATTAGTATCAAGTGCACTTCTAATCAAGTCCTCAATATCGTAATACTTAGAAACATTACCTTCTTTAACAATTTCAATTGATTTATTGATTGCCTTGGTCAAATTTTGTTGTTTAAAAAACTTATCAGCTTCTGATTTAACAATGTCTTGACCAACCAAATCAATCTCACGCAAAACTTGGAGTGTAGACAAAATGGTGTCCAAAGTGATAGCATCATGCACGTGGACACGGATATACAAATCCATATCTACATATGTTGGTGCAACCCCACTTTCGTTGTAGCGGTCTTTCATAAAGCCAACAATACGTCTCAAAACATCCTCCGTGAACATATTTTGGTCAACAATTGGGTTAATCATTGTAAAGAATGTAGAATCCTCAAAAAACAACTTAACCAACTTGTGTTGAAAATCAATACCAAGATAACCCAAGTCAATCTTTGTGGCATCATTAGCCACTTTTACCACTTTTTTTGCCATTATTTACTTATTATTTTAAATATTTGTTTTATATTGTTTATTGAAAAATAAAAGGTGCCAACAACTTTGTTGACACCTTAATTGATTACATATGACGATTAACGTAATCAAACTTTGATTGAGAAAGGTGTCGGTCAGACCAACGATTATATGCATTAGTCTTCTGACGAACTGCAGCTGCCCATCCCTTCACGAAATCAATAGGATAGTTTGTGTAATAATACTTCTTATTACCATATTTTACACTCGTAGTGTACCCCTTATCGATTGAGTTTCCATCATCATCAACATCATTACTAAGGGTGTCACAAAACAGCTTAATTATGTTGTAAATAAGGTCAGGACGCCCACTGTTAAGGCTTTTTGTCATTTGCTGACTAAACGTCATACGCATAGGGTCTACATTCTTATAAGATGCGTTTGAATTTGAAAGGTCAATACAATTACGCACATACTTTGGGTACACAGTACCATCCCAAACTTCCTCATACACGGCTTTATCATCAAAAAGATAGCTGAATTTTAGGGTAAAAGGTGAATCATCAACCTCTTCTTCAACATCATAATCGATGTATGTCTTATTGAGTACAATACCATTTGACAAAGTAACTTCACCTCGAACATCATCTTGAAACACAAGTGCTGCATCGTGATTACTAAGTTTCTCGCCATTATAGAAACCCGTAAGCTTCGTACTCTTGCCCATTGTAATGGCCGTGTAAATGCGACTTTTAGACTTGAGATCATCCTTAATCATATGCACAATGTCGCGAATTGTGTAATACAACTCCTCTGAATTTAGAGACTTAGGATTAAACCCGTTAACTTTAAAATAGCGCTGACAAATAATGTTACCATTTGCAGAAAGCACAAACTGATGTCGTTCCTTCCATTGTGTGTTGTCAATCACCTTTACTTCTTTTTCTTTCTTTAAAATTTCACTCATTACGAAATTCATTTAAATGTTTAACAAATCAATTAATTATCTACTGTATTCTTAATATACTACGAAAATCTTCAAAAAACAAATCAATATTGGATATTTTTTTTCTCGTTTTCCATAACATTCAGATACTCATTGAAAAAATTACCAAAGGTTGTTGTATCTTTTAGTTTATCAATATCATATTTCAAAATAATATTATACAAATTCTCCAAACTTCGCCCTTCAGGATCAATTGGAGCATACATTATTGTATCCATTAGTTCCTTGGCTTCATCAGTCATTAAAGGATTCCTTAAATCAATTATCTTTCGATTGATTTCATAAATCATATCCCCCTGAACACCATCTGTAACCCTATTCACAATATTTTCAGCCCACTTTAAAGGCTTCTTTTTGTTTTCTTTGCGAACTTCATTTATTTGACGTGCCCTATTAACAACCTCTTCTAATTCAATCTTACGTGTTTTGAACTCTGAGAAATTATCAAATAGTGTTTTTTCTCCAACTCCTTTTATTCCTTTAATATTATCAGATGCATCCCCACAAATCATCTTTTTAAGGACGACATTCTGATAATTATACCCCATTACATCCGTATGATTTTTCGTGTTAATAAACTTTTTCAATGATTGTACATACACGATTACATCATCGGAAATTAATTGGGTTAAATCTCGGTCATTAGATACAATAACGATACGTTCGTTAGGTTTCTTATGTGCCACATAATACCCAATAAAGTCGTCAGCTTCCGTATAATCGCACAAACATTGTCTAATGAACAATTCCTCTAAACACTCCATAACAACGTCTCTCTGCCAATAAAAAAGGTCTTTATGCCGTTTCCTTTCGGAAATCTTGATTGGGTCTTTTTGTTTAAAGAAATAATTCTGCATAGATTTTATCTTACTGTTCACTGCTTGCATATATGGAGACAAACCGCCCTCCTCAAATTCCTTATCACGATTAGCTTTATATTGACTATTTAATTGATAACGCAATTGTCCAGATTCTTGTCCATCCCACATCACGTAGACATATCTAAAATTCCCTTTCTGCAACAACATTTTTATCTGTAAAAGGAATTGAAAAATTCCACCTATCGGTTTGCCATTAGAAGATAATGTATTATCTGCACTTAAACAAACTTCCAATATATTAGAACCATCAATAAGAAGAGTGTTGAATTGTTTTATCCCAACATTAGGTTTAATCTCTTTAATTTTCTTCGGTATTGGTTGTCCCATCGTTTATATAATACTCTTTTTCACTTTATATTCAAAATCTTTTTGTCAAGTTATTTGCACATTAAACATTATATCAAACTTATTTTACTATTTTTACATGATAAACACAAAAAAAGCTGAGGTTTTTGCCTCAGCTTTATATATTTAGTCCATATCTTCTTCAGTTTCGTTGAACTCAACATCACCAACATCAACAGTAACGTTATTTTCTTTGCCAAGTTCATTTAACTGTTTAAGAATATCTGCGATGTGTTCCTTCTTATACTTGTCCAAGTCATCAACCCCAATGAATCCTTTATCGCAAGCAACTAACGGGCCCTCATAGCAAACATTATGTGGAGCATCAAGATGATTCTTCAAGATTTTAATCTTTGTCTGAATACCATATGCATAATTCAAACCCTTAGAGGTTGCTGTCAGGCGTTTAATACCACTTGTCAACTGTCCACCCATCAATATTTCCATACGAGTGGCATACTTTAACGATTTTCCACCCTTTGTTTGCATTATTGGGGTAGACGAAATAGAAACGGTCATACTATCCATCCATACCTTATTGATATAAAGCATAGTATTTGAATACTTACAAGTAACCTTTCTTGAAGAAGGGATTCTATCATTTACGATGCTACTAAATGCTTGAGAAATTGCAGCAGCCGACCACATCGCATTTGAGATTTTTGCTGCTTTATATTCCTTAAATGACCCAACTGAGCCAACACTATCCCACACAAATAAAAATCCTTGATTAATATCTCCATTTTCTTGTGCATCGAGTAGTGTGTTAATACACATTGCAACATCCTCAATTACGGCAGTTTTTCTCTTTGTTTTTGTTTTAGTTCCTGATGAATAATCCCAATCACCAAATTGGTCACAAAGAATTGCATTATTATAATACAAAAAATTACCGTCCCATTGGATAATTCTATTTTCAACATGTGTTGTAATTTCGCCTGTATCCAGATTAACATCTTCAATCTCTACATCACCATAAATTGGCTCAGCTTCAAATCCCATTTGCATTGCATATTGGAATGAGAAAGCATTTTCAGTATCAATGATAACAGGAATTAGACCCTGTTTCTGAGCACTAACGATTGCATGATTAATAAGTGTTGATTTACCAACGTTACTGTGTCCAATTACACTAATAACTGTTGACTGTGGAATACCCGGCAACTTAGTAACATCTTGAAATGACTTTGGCATCAAAATCCATTCTTGTGGTTTATTCGCATTACTCACTTTAATAGGTTCTCCTTCCTTTGCATTGAGACCCATCTTTTCTTTAAAAGCACCAAGTCCAGTTTTTTTAATTGTTTGACCTTTTTTAATTGGTTGTGGCATAAGTTAATTTTTATTTGTTATTTTCATTATGTTTTTTCATGTTTTCTTACCACATGGTATAGATTATGAAATGTTATATTTATCATTACATATTAGAATGGCAAATCAACCTCGTCCTCTTCGCCATCCATAATAATTGGCATATCTGTTTGAGTAGAAGCTGTTGGGCGTTGTTCATTTAAAACCTCAGAAGCAGCTTCTGTAATCATATCAGCATTCTTTTTTGCGTCATTACGTCTCTTTTCTGCTTCCAAGAAATCATCCTCAGTCTTCGCAACAAACTTTCCGACACTCTTATCAAAATAAGGAATCATATCATCAGCAATGATTGAAAGATAATCACGCGATTTGACTGTGTATGCATTATACCATTTCTTTACATCGTTAATCCAAGCATTTCCTTGTTCAATATCTTGTGTTAGTGGTTTGTTAAGTGATTGGTCAGTAATCAACACAGCAACACCCTCTTTACCGTCCGAACGTTCAGTTCTCTTCAAGTTAATAATAATATCCCGTCCATTGTCAAGGTCAAAAATATTATAATTCGGATCACCCGCTTCTTCCATATCACTCTTGCGTTGCTTATACAGAGCAATCAATGAATCATAAATACCCTTACCTTGTGTATTCTCGTTAAATCTCCAAAATTTAACGCCTTCGTTTTCCTTCCCACGTTCAATAACACGAACAATATAAGTCACCTTACTCTTTAAAGAGCAGCCTTTCTTGAATAGTGCCTTAGATTTTACTTTATCCGTCTGATAACACTTATTTGCCTCATCAAAATAATACTGAGCCTTTTCGCAAATTGGGCATTTTACCGAAGGATTGTAATCAGGAACTTGTGGGTCATTAATACATAGGAAAGATTTAAAACCACTCTTTGCAATACGTGGACTAACTTTAAGATTGTGAGTCTTAACTGCAATTCTAAAATTTCCATCTTCACCACTTACAGGCAAAATTCTAATCTTAATTGTTCGTTCATTTTGCCCATTTTCCAACTTTGTGTCTAAATAATTTTTAGCATCAAAATCATTCTTTTTCTGTGTGTTCGTACCATTAGAAACTAATGAGTTTTCAACAATACTACCGTTTACATTACCATTAAAATTTCCCATAAAATTTTTATTATCGTTATTATATTTAATATATACTACTTTTTTCCCTCAAAAACAATTTTACATGTAAAAAAGTTGCAGTTAACCTACAACTTTATTTATTAAAATAATATAATTTAAAACTGTAAGAAATCACTCAATTTTATATGATTCTCACCAAGAGACTTTAGTATATCCCGTTCATTAAAATTATCAACATCACTTTTTCTTATCTCAAATTCTTTCTGTTCATCTGAGGTAGAAACATCATTATCACTAATTACATTATAATTTGGATGCTCCTCTTGTTGTTTTTTCCAATATTCATCAGGACGTTCAGAAAATGGATAAGAAGCCAAAGAACGCAAATTAAGTGTTTCCTCAGCCGTTGGGTTTCTCTTAGCAAATTCATGTTTAAGGTCTTCAATCTTCTGATCATTAGCAGCAATTGCATCCTCAAACTTAGAAATAACGTCAAGGACCTTGTTTAACTTATCATCAACATTATCAACCTTAAATTCAGTGGCTTCTTGAGACTGAGTTAATTCATCCACATCAACAACTTCATCACCAGGTTGTTCTGTATCCATTTCAACATCTTCAACGTCCATATCATCACCAAGTTCGTCACCAAAATCATCACCTTGTGCATCAGGCATAGGTGGCATCTCATCACCCATTGCATTTGAGTCACCACCCATATCACCATCCTGAGGCCCATTCATAGGTGGATTCGCATCACCCATTGGATTTTCTTCACCACCCATATCACCCCCTTGTGGTTCATCCATAGGAGGCATTTCATCACCCGTATCGTTAGGGTCTTGCTCATCTTCAACCATAGTAGCATCGTAAAAACTATATTCATTAATCTTTTGAATACGTTTTACGGCTTCACTTAGGTTGAATTTTTTTACTAAGTCCTCATTCTTTTTCATCTTAGTCATTTAAAAGCATTTTATTGTCTTCAGTTAATAGAATAGTACTGTTTTCTGTTCTTTCATAAAGACCTTTATTATCCTTTTCAACTTTAACTTTAGAATTTGGTGTTTCACCATTTGCAATGGACTCTAACTGAGTTAATTTATTTTCATCAACCATATCTTTACTCTTTTTTTGTTTTTTATTTTCCTTTTTATTAGAATTGTCATCTACAATCTCTTCAACAATAGGGGTAGTAGAAACTTCCTCCTCATTACTATTCGTTTCTTCAACATAATTTCTGTGTTTAACAGAATTATTGATAGGTTTTACAACCCTTCTACGAATATTTTTACCAATAAACATTGTTGCCATATGTTATAACATAAACTTTTAAATAAATATGTTTATTTTTCAAAATATTTATTAAGCACCATATATTTATCAATTTTTTCTCCAACAATATGCTTTACTGTATATGGAATGTTTGTAAAATCATAAATAAATTCATTATTTTCATTACCATTAAATAATTTTAATATTTTCTTATGACTTATCCCGAAAAAATTACTTGTCGACAATGAAAATCCGAAGACAGTACTATATTTCTCACAATAAACATACAAGAAGCGATTATTCTCATTAAAAATTAATTTTTTTTCGTCAGATTTAGCAAATTTTATTAATTTTTTAGCTGTTTCAAAATTTATTTTAATAAAATCAATAAAAGTATATTTGTTCCTATCGCAAAAATCTGTAATAACTGTCGTGTAAAATTCTTTTAAATCATTTTCATAGTCCACACCACGCTCTGTACGCTTAAAAGTCCAATATAGATTCTGATCAGGATAAAATTTCTTCAAAATGTTGAATCCATTAATGTATTTCTTTGCCAAATCATACCCAATAATGAGTGTTGGTAAATTTTCATCTCGACAACTTATATCTCGACACTTATTAATTGGTAAATCAAAATTCAATTTACTTGAACTCGTAATAATATTTGCTAAAACTTCTTCCATAACTTTTATATTTTACATCGTCTATATTATACCCAACAACGATAAAAAAACCAACAATAAGGCTTCCAAAACAGGAAGCCTTATCATTATTATGGTGTAGTTTCTAAAAAAGTATTTACTTCAACTTCATATCGACTTAACGCCGTATCAAGTGGGTATGGTATTCTCATACGTGCACCATCAGGAATTAGATACTCTAAACTACCAAGATGTGGATTAGCCAACATAATCAACCAAGCATAATCAGGAGAACTATAATACTTGTAACTAATATTATCTAAACGCATCTTTGATTTATCAAACGTAATATATAAGTCTGTATTATAAACTTTTAAATTAATTAAAGGTATCATTCTAAAGTTACCACCACCCCTTAATCTTTGGTATCTATCAAAATATTTTATTCTTGCCATTCTTATAAAGATTATTTATCATTATTAATACATCTTTGTAGTATAGAACTGTGAAACAGTTTTACCATTTTGGTAAGTTTTCTTAAAATCATCACTTTTATTTTCTTTGTCAAGAATTTCATCATGCTGTATTGCACCATTTGTCTTATCTGACCAATTTCTTTCAATTCTATCCGCACGGTTATCATAAAGACGAGCATTTGCATAATAGTTAAACGACATTGCATTCTGTAATCTTCTAACAGGACCTGTCATATCACTACCACCAACAAATTTAAACCCAATTCTCACATTCGCAATCAATGGTTGTACGCCTGCACCTTCAACATTTAAATCCCAAACTAATGGATCATAGTCAATATCTAAACTATCTATTACAATCATTTGATTATAGAAATCACCTAATCTTAACACACAATATGGGGCACGACCGAAAGCAAGATTATTTGCGTTTTTAGAAAATTTACCATCCGACGCACTTACAGTATTACCTTGTCGCATACATTGTTGTAAGAAAGTTAAACGCCCATTAAACCCTTCAGGCGTCATTGAATGGAAAGCAGGGTCAAAATATTGTAGTTTATCCATCAAACTACTATACACAACAGGATCTGTTTGCTCTAAAACCTTAAAGAAATGATATTCTTGGTCATATCTTAAACGATTTTCATCTGTGTGACCATTACCATATCTTGCAACAGGCGTTTTATCTTCTTCATTCGAATATGAAATTGATATATATTCACCATCTTTCAGATACCATTTCTTCTTATCATTATCAATAAATATAGGATATTCTTTTCCATCCTTATCAGTATATTTTTCATTAGTTGGGTTAAAGCCAATAGCTGTTTTTCCACCCTTATTATTTGCAAGATTTTTCTTATCATCTTCTGTGTTGGTTTTATCTTCATCAACTATTTTATTTTGAGACTTAATTTCAACTTTATCAGAAGAATGAATATTGTGTGATAAAAAAACCTCTTCTACATTTGATGGTTCTTTATAACCATCTTTAGGCCATGTTTTTGAACCATTAAATGATTGTGGAGTCCCAACCGTTGCACCATCAATAATAACATTTTCATTAACAATAACACTCGTATTAACGCTACCATCTTCATTTTCATTTATTGTTAATTTTACTTCACCTTTAATATCATTTGATAAATTAATTTTACCACTATAAGTAAATGTAATTTTCTTAGTTTTTACTGGGATTTCTGTCGGTGTAACACCTGTATTATTTGCCTTGGCAACAGTTGTCGTAGCAGCATTAGAAAATTTTATTATAACCTTTGCATATCTCCATTTTTTCGCATGAATTTTATCCTCACCATTACCTGCAGCCTTAATCCATTGTTGACCTTTAACTGATTTATCGTCTACGTCTTTATCACCAATACCATCTTCTATGGCCTTAGCACCACCATTTATACCAATACCGTAATAGTCATTCAGTAAGTGTTTAACCCAAAACACAGCAGTTCTTGCTCGATTTGCCCCCAACATCTTATTTGTTTCGACATAACCATGGGCACTTGCATATCCTTCACCATTAACTGAACCATTACCGTTATTTAAACCAATTTCCAATAACTCCTTTAATTTATCAATGCGTGAATTATTATTTCCATCTATGTTACATCTTTCTGCCATCACCTTAGATTTACCATCCTTTCCACCAAAACCACCGTAAAGTACATACGCAATTTCCGCAAGAGTAAAAACAGAACTTTCGCTTTCACCCTTTAATTTAAAAAAGCCTTTATTCTCCTCATCCTCTTCAAGTTGGTCTTTAAAATTTTCATATACAACATTAATGTCATGATTTAATCCAAAATCTGTGCCATCGACGTATGAATCTTCGGTTAATAACGTTTGATTATAATAATTATACTTTTCTTCATCAGTGCTTTTTGGCAAAACGTATCTACCATCAATTCTATAATACCATTTCTTACAATTTTTAGGTTTTTTTAATCCTGTTGTGTATTTTTGGCTTCTTGGTTGTCCTTTCTTTCCCAAGCCTGTCCAATAACGTCTACCTTCCTTTCCCATCTGGTTCTGAAAACGACTTGTACCTGATATGTAATTAGTTGCTTCTTTTCCTAAGCCACCCCTTCCCATTTCATATCCATTTCCCATATGAGTTGCATCAGTAGTATCTTCATTCAACTCTATGTCATACCCAAACGCCTCTCCAATTGCACCATTAGATTTTTGTGCACCTTTACCTGTAATCAAATATGGAATTGCCTCTACTTTAGACGTGGCATCAAAACGTCTTCCATCAAATGAGCCTTCAGACCATTTATTGTCATAAGTACCACTATAGTTGTTTGGGTAAAAAACATAAAAACAAATTTGTTTTTCAACCGGTTTCTCCTCTTCAGGCGTTGTTTTTGTTTCTGGTTGTTTAACGTGATCATGTCCTTGTGTATATTCATCAGTCAATGGTGTTGGTTTTGCAAGGCTTCTTAATCCGCCTGCTCCATCACCCTCTCCACATCCTGCAAGGAATCTTAAAATGTCTGTATCACTTACTTGATGACGATTTTCATTGCTCCATGACACATAATCAAGAATAGAAGGGTGGTCAACAACCAACATAAATGATAGTGTACCTGTTCTTGTTGTATTAGTATATGTATAAACATCCTCACCTCGCCCTAAAAATGTATTAGTATTCCATTGCGTTGTAGTAGTTTCATTAAATTTAATACCATAAGGAGGAAACCACATAATACGACCACCTAATGGGCCACGTTGCTCCCAAGACAATGCTTGTTCAAAGCTATATGGGTCATACCCTCTCCAAGCAAGATTCTCAATTGAAAACATACATTGTTTAGTATGAATATTAGTTGCTCCGCCACTTTTGTATTTTGGAGTTATATTCACCATACCATTATCTTGAAGAACAGTATTTTGCCAACCAGTATTGGATTCTTTCTTCCACCCCCATTGATTTCTTGTGGTACTATCTTTATCATCAGAAAATTGACTCCATTGATGAAAATCTTCTACGGAAAGTCTACCCTCATAATTACCTTGACTATCAACAGTAGAAAATGGTCTAATTGTTTTATAATATCTATCATATTGATGATGATGTGTCCAAACACGACAATAAGGGTCATCGTAACCACTACGATAACTACTATTATACCCTTTTTCAGCCTCTTTTGTCAAAAGATTTCTACCATGTGAAAGGCCATACTTAGACTTTGCATTATCAAGGGGTGATGGAATTGTGTTAGGATCAGTATGGAATCTTGAAATTATAGTTTTAACTTTCTTTGAGTTAAATAGTTTTTTTGTTTTATACAACAAACTATTGCGATTCTCAACTATCCACTTATTAGCGAAAGTACCACTATTCTCATCATCAGGGTATAAATTTTGTGTTACTGAATACAAATCATTATGTAAACCTGAATAATTGAAATGATTAGAAGATTCAAGTTGCATTGATGTTGTTTCATCTCCAATAAGCTGATTTTGTCTTATTGTCTTTGCATAGCCCTCATAATAATCATTATCACCAACATGCTTATAGTGTCTAACATGTTCATTAGTAACAGTATTGCTATCCCCCGTAACATCAACACCCAAAGCATTTAATGTTATGTCTTTCTCTTGTTTGTTAAGGCGCATCAATCTCTTCATGAACTCTCTATTCTTGTTCATAAAGTCGCTTGAACTCTTTATATCCATCCCAACCAATACTGAATACAAACTATCAGCCTTATTTCTACCGTTTAATGCCTCATAGTCAATTTTCTTGTCTACAGTTTCAATAGATGCATTTAGCTTATCAGCCACTTTGTACAACTCATCCATTGTCTTTTGATCAGCAAATGTTCCAACAGTACTATTAAATACACTTCTACCTAAAGTGCCTAAAGTATTCGTTGCAGAGCCTGTGATTGCATTTGCCTTCGTAGTTACTATTGCCATTTTTATTAACTTTTTCTTTATAAAAATAAATAATGGGCAAGTGAAAAAGTCACTAACCCACCATTCTTATTTCTTACGAGTACTTGCCTTCATTTGTTCAACCTCTCTTTCGACAGCCTTATTATGTGTTTGAATATAGAACTTTCTATCTCTAATGGTCATTTCATAAATTTCATCCATAGTTAAATCCATATTTTTATGACACATCCATAATTCTTGTTTAAGATTTTTTTCGTAATTATCATATATTACCGAAAACATAATCGTCGATTCCAAGAAAGGTATCAAAAGTGCCCCCCCCGTCACTTTGTGGTACATTAACAGTTATTTTCATGTTAACACCGGGAGTATTATCATTTACAAATGTTCTGTAAGCAAATGCATCTTTTGCCCTCATATTCTCAATATAGTTTTTGATAAATTCCTTATCACTATTTCCATTAACTGATTCAGTATATTTAACCATTTGATTTGTAATACTAAATGTATATAGATTATCTGAATTAAATTCCAAATCACCTACATTAAGAATATCATTAATATCAGCAAGGCAATCGCCTAATTCACTTCTATCAGTATCATTAATCGTCATTCGATTAATACTATCTTGAAGATTCTTAACATATTTAATTGCCATAAATTTCTCATAATCAGTTGTTCTTGAAACAATCTCATCACGAACTTCAGTTTCTTCCTTAATGTTCAAATACTTAAATTTGATTACATCACCACTTTCAGTAACATAGTCAAAATAACCATTTTCATCACCCTTAAGATTAAATGGATAATACTTAAATGTATCCAACTTTACATTGATTGGATATTGCTTTTCTGTCTCAGGGTGTCTTGCGACAATGGGGAAATCAGTTCCATAACCCGTTGCACGAAGCCAAAGCACAATTGCATCACGATCACCCTTACATAGTTCATCAACTTTAATATCTTTATCCAAAATCTTACGTTCAAGAATTGTATCAATAAGTTTGCCATCACGATACATATTTGGAGACGCAATAATATTCTCATCAGCCGCCGTTAAATATGCTACGGGAATACGATTCTTTTTATGAGCGTAACATTCACCGTTTGAAGGCAATGGGAGAATATCATATTGAATATTGCTTGGAATCGTTGATGGGTCAAAAGAATAATCATTATTTTCTTCGCCATTCTTTACCATGACTCTTTGATTATCTCTACCCACCTTAGATGCCTCTCCTGTTATAGTTACAGATGTTGTAGCCTCTTCTCTTGGTTTAATCTTTTTAGTCTCAATAACAGTTCCGATTGCCTCTTCAGTTGTTGGGTTCTTTGGCTTGTCAGACATTGTATCAGTAGAACGATGTCTACGTCTTTCTAAATCTTTCTTATCTTTTGCAAGAGACTTCTTCATTAACTCCTCCTCATTATCAACTCTCTTAATGTCTGTTGGGTCAAATCCATTTTCATCCTCTCTCTGCTCAGTTCTCTTTGTCTTACGATGTCTCTTACGGATTGGAGCACCTTCCGCTGTCGCTACAATTGCCACCGCTTGTTCCTTTTGATGCAATTGTTCATCTGTAAGACCCTTGGCCTTTAGTCTTTCTTCGTACTTAGCCTTATACTCTTCGCTGACCTCGTTATAAACCATACTATCAACCTCTCTTTTAGTCGCTTGATATTGTAAACGAGCCTTTTCATAATTCTCCTTAATTGCTTCATCAATTTGTGCAGCTCTGTCCTCCTTTGTTTTCTCATCCAATTTCTTGTTGTCATAAACCTTTTGTTTACTCTCTTCCAACAATTCTATTGAAGACTTAATTTCTGCAAGCTTTTTATTTCTATCAATTGTTGCCATTTATCTATATGTTTTTATTTATTAATTTCACCTTCTAAATCAGCAATCTGTTTCTCAATCATATTTTCTATCTTACTAAGATCAAAATCCTTTAATGACTTTCCATAGTATTTATTTGCAAGGTCATTATTTTCAGTTTTAGCGTTATCTATCTGTTCAATAACCTTCTTCTTATCACGTTTATTTATCTTATTAGTTATATTAACAGTTTTAACCGCATCATCTAACATCTTATTTGAATTTTTAAGGACTTTTAATTCATAATTTTTAATTAATTGGTCATTTACAAATCGCTTTTCCTCATCATTATTCTTAACTTGATTTTCACTAAAATAAGTTTTATTCTTTATAATTTTCTTTTTCTTAAAACTAATTTCCAAATACCATTGATGAATATCATTTGACTTATAAGTAAAATTCTTTCCATGATATTTTTTCAATTTACAGCCACTGTAAACAACCTTATACACTTCATTATTAACGGAATCTAAACGATACAATATAACATTAAGCTGCTTCTTAAAAATCCAAAATCCTTTAGACCATTCATCTAATGTTTCTTCAATAATATTATTATTATTTAACATATCATAGACTGTAATAAAAATGTTCTCATCATCAATCGAAAAATTATTAATCATATGTGGGTGAAGTGTGACTAATCCACTATTATCAATTATTTCCACCATAAAACTTCGATTAGAAAACATCAAACTTTTATTAAGTTTTTCAGTCTCAATTCTTGGGTCAACCATGTCTTCTTTCATTATCTTTATTTTTATTTATTTATTTATTCTTTAACAAACTTAATTTGATCAACAAGTAACACAAAAGAATAAGGTTCATCCATAGGTTGAATAAAACGACATTTCTTCAAAACAGCCGTAGAATTATCTTCTTTAATCTTAATTTTGAAATCTTTTTGTGGTAAATGTTTAAGAACTTCCTCCTCATCAAACACATCTTCGTAATCAGGGTCATCCATTAATCCCCATAATTTCATTGATTCGTGTGCCCACTGATTGAAATCCGTAACCAAGTCTGTATTCGCTTTCATCTGTTTAGGATTCAAATACACATAAAGCATAAATGGCTCATTTTCCTTCGTATTCTTTCTATAAATTTCATCTAACGATTGAAGTGTCAATTCTTGTTCATTCATATCATATAGTAACGCTCCACATTGATGAAAAGAATATGTCTGTTGTGTATAATTAAAATGTCTCTTCTGCCAAGGGTTTATTGCAATATTATAACCTAACTTCTCAGTTTCAGGGTTTGTGACCATCTCATGTACACCAACTCGTCTTTCCTTCCACTCAGTTGTTTGCTGCTTTACAAACTCTTGCCTTGTAATTGGTTTATCATATTTGAACCCGTTGCTACAATCTCCATTGGCATAAGGTATAAAAATCTGAACATTCATTACTTAATATATTTTATATGTTATAAAAATAATTAAAAATTAAATTTATTTCAATTTCATAACCTTTTTCTTCTTTGTTTCAACAATTTTAGGAATAAAAACATATTTTCTTAACTCTTCAAGAACTTTCTTAGGGTTATTTCTAATATCATATTCCCAAAATCTCAATAACGGTATTCCGTGTAACTCAGCCCATTTATTTTTTATCTCATCAACTTTTTTGTTGTGCTTTTGAGTAACCGTTAATTTGCTTTCATCTGTAAAACGAGGGTCTGAGTGAAAAAATGTTCCGTCAATCTCAATTAAAAAATCTATTGGGGTATGTTGTATCCCCTGCACAACACTATCAAGACCCTCTTTATCTTCTGTTATATACTTAGCCTTTGTGGTTATAATAGCAAAATCATAGAAACGCTTTATATCTTTCGCCTCGTATTCATAAATATACTTTATCCCATACTTGTCCAAAAACAGATGTGCAAAATCCTTTTCTAACTTGGATGTACCATATTTAGGCTTCTCTTTCTTTACCTCACTATTAGTCTTTTTAATTACTTTAATTGATTTTTTAGCCTTCTTTTTCTTAGGGGTTATCTTTCTCTTAGGTTGTTTCATTTATGTGTTCATTATTCTCATCTATATTATAATTAGATTTATTAATGAATTATACAAAAAAGCCAAGACTGAATTTAATCAATCTTAGCTTCATTCTTATATACATACTTTATCAGGCCGCAATCCCAAATTTTATAGAACCCCAATTTCTTGGCCATTTCATTCTCAGTCATTGTAAGTGGTAATCCATATTTCTTATGGAGAATTTGCTTACGGAATCCAAATTTATGATGCCTTTCAATATCACCATCAATGAAATATCTATAATCAGGACTTAAAAATCCTACGCACTCAAATCCAAGTTTGGTGTATAGGTTGTCTGTTGGATTTGTTGTCCACCTTCTATCCGCAAATGATTTAATTTCCTTGAAATCATAATTCTTTATGAAATGTTTAAAGAGTTTTCCACCTGCACCAACGCAATTATAGTTATTATCCGTAGCAAAGCGATTCAAGTCCCAATAACCATCCTTTTCCTTCTTAAATCCCATTAATCCAATTAGTTCATTTTCATAAAACAAACCTAAATATACACTTGCACCCACATATCCTTGGATATGGTTTTTATTTAGAAAGTCCTTTGCTTCTTCTTTATTAACTTCTTTTACATTACACTTACGAGCAAAGATTTTCTTTTTATTGGTATCAATATTGGCAATATGCCTTATTTTACTAACAACAATATCCTTTCTATTAATCCACTCATCTTCGAATATTTGAATCAGTTTAATACCCTTCTCATTACATTCATTCAGTTTATTAATATGATAATTCCTATCCTTACCAAATTCTTCTGAGTGCCATCTAAGGCCATTATATTCAATACCAAGTTTTAATGACGGAATATAAATGTCAATTTCTTTTCCATTAAGTATTGAACGATTATTTTGTTCACACTCCAACGGTTTAATAATATCACCAATCTCATCTTCTACTTTGGAATGAGTTTTAGAACATTTAGGGCAACCGTGTCCTGACATGTGATTACCTGACATTTGCCAAAATTCTCCATGTTCAGGACAAATGATACAAATTTTTGTACGATTATTTACATATTCTGTTTTAGAATAGTTGTATTTTTCTCCATGTACCTCTTTACATTTTGCAATAAAATCATCGTCATTTAAACTAAGTTTGCTCTTTACAGTTTCAATTCCACATTTTGGACACCCAAAACCACTAAGATGATAAGTAGGAGCTTGACTAAAAAAACCATGAATTGGGCATTTTATCTTTATTGGTGTAAAACAATCAATATATTCACTATGAGAATAATCATATTTATCACCATGAACTTTTCTTGCCTTATCATTAAACTCTTTATTTGCCCTTTCATTCTTTTTTAAACTGCTCATTATTGCCCCACATTTTGGACAGCCTTTTCCTCGTAAATGTGAAGATGGTATTTGCCAAAACTCACCATGTTCAGGGCAAATGATACAAACCTTTGTGTGATTATTCACATATTCCACCTTAGAATAATCATACTTATCACCATAAATTTCTTTACATCTTTCAATAAATACATCCTTAGGCATAGCCATTTTTTTACGATTCCTCTCTTTTGCGCATTCATGACACCCCCTGCCATTTAAATGTTCATTAGGTCTTTGCCAAAATTCACCATGCTCAGGACAAATGATACAAACTTTTGTACGATTATTTAGATACTCTACCTTGGAATAATCGTATTTTTCTCCATGTATCTCTTTTGATTTCTTGATAAAATTATCACTTGTATTTGTTCTTTTTTTTGCTCTATTAACTTTTGCACATTCAGGGCATCCTTGACCTTTAAGATGGGAATGTGGGGTTTGATAAAAACTTCCGTGTTCATGACATATGATTTCTACTTTATTAATCATTTTCGTGTAAATAACATTTCGGTAGTCATACTTGTCACCATGAACCTCTTTAAATCTATTAATTATATTCATCATAATATGTGTTTGGATTATTAATAATGCACTACTTATTATCTAATAATGGGTTGTGTCCAACGCATTGTCTATAATAATTATACTCCAAAATCACAAAAATAACAAATAAAAAGCACCAACAAATTAATGTTAGTGCTATTAATTTTTTGTAACTAATTGAAAATCAGAAACTTAGGATACAATAATCCGGACGAATTGTGATTTCAATTGTTGATAAACCATCATCGTCATAGGCCAAATCTCCGAAGTTTACAGTTACTGGCATAGCGTTCTTGATGATCCACTGTGAAACAGCAGTACCTGTTGGGTCAAGCATCTCAAGAACAAGGTCTCTCTTATATGCAACAGCATAACCTTGACGGCCTGTTACAGACTCAGAGGCAAGGCGAACCCATTCCATTACTGCCTGAGAAGCAGAAGGCCCGATTGGGTCTCGGAGTGTAACACTAATTTGTTCCCAAATGTAACGACCAACGACCCAAGTGGAGGTATTAAGGAACTGAATCTCAGTTTCGCCCATCGTAATTGTTGGTCTTGCTGCGTTAGAAACCCACCACTCTTGTATTCCCAAGTCAGAAGGGAAACGCAATAAGAATCTGTTTTTTCTAAGTGGCTCATATTCAATAGGAGCCTTAATAAGTAAGTCTGACATGTTTATTGTATATTAATTTTTATTTTACGTAAAATATTATCTTGTATTGTTATTATCATCTGTTTGAAGTGCTGATTCAATAGCTTTATCACACATCATCCAAATCTTTTTCATCATCTGATAAGATTCTGATGTTGGGTCTTCTGCTAAACGAGCAATTGTCTTAAGTGCAATTTGGCGGATATTGTCAATTTCATTCTTAATTGGAAGAATACCCTTTTCCATTGCCATAGCATCTCCTTCTCCACTATCCATGCCATAATCTTCTTCTCCTTGTGAAATCATTGGTTCGTCGAAATCTTCCTCAGATAAATACCCCTCTAACAATGGTTTTTTCTTTTGCTTAATTTTATTTTCAGCCAACATTGCAGTAAGTTCTTTAATTGGATTATTTTTCTTACTCATATTATTAATCTAAATTATATAACAATAAATATTACACAAATAAAAAAAGAGAGCCTTTAAGACTCCCTTTTTTAAATATTGTTATTTTTATTAAACATCTGAAATTTGCATTCCACTTGGAAGAACAGCCAACGTAATGTTGATATACTCCAAGTTTGGCATCAACTTCAAGAACAATTGAGCATTCAACTCAAGACGTTCACGAGTTTCTACTGAATCATCAATTACAATCTTGTAATCAATCAAACCTTTATTATCTTTGACATTGTCAAGTACAGGTTTAATAGCTGATTCAAGAGATTTTCCCATTGATTGGTCATTAGGGTCGAAAATCAAACCAACACAAGCCTTACTAAGAAGTGATTTAATACGATTCAAAGCACGACGGTGTGAAATTCTATTCATAGGACTTTCATGTCTTTGGAAGTTCTTATCACCCCATAAGCGTAAGCCATCTTGTGCAAATGTGTTTGTAAAGTTCAAACGGCCTGTATAGAGTTCATCTTGTTCACCCAATTTAAGTGCCTTCTTAGGAGCAATTGCATTGACAGTACCACGATTCCAACCTACAGCAGCATACCAAGGGAACTTAACATTATCTGTGTAAGCGAAGTTTCTAACCATATCCTTTGTAGGTGGCAAATAGATATATTGACTATTAGAAGCATCAAAGTACTTATTCCATGGATAGGAAGAACATACATAGCTACTATCAATATCAGTATCATCAAGATTATCGACAGCATCAGATGGAGTAAACATCTCAATAACACTATCACCTGCACCTGCGGGTTTATCAGGCGTCGTAACAACGTAGATAGAATCTCCACGTTCCTCTTCAACCATTTCAATTACTTCGCCAACAAGAAGTCTATTATTTACATAGTCAATACCAGGGGTTGCCAAGTGGTTAATATCAATAGTCTTAGGATTTGCAAACATACGAATAGCAGAAAGGTATGCATAATAGTCAGAAGTCAAGTTCTTAGAATTTTTCTCAAAACCATAAGCCTCTGGGTCACGGATTACATTGAAACTTACACCCTCACCACTAACAGAATCAAGTTTGCCACGATATCTACGATAAACGAAATCATCTGTATTACTTCTTGTTGTACGATAGTAATCCCAACCATCCCATCCACCATAGAAGCATAGTGTGAATTTACGATTACGTTTGTCTTCATAGATAGTATTCAACATTGTTTCTTCTTCTCCAAAACGTGGTTCAATACCAAATAAATCAAGAGTATTACCTGCGGCAACCGTTACCCACTGATAGCCTGAAATACCATCAACTGTAACCTTCTGAGGTTCGGCAGAACCCGTTTTATACGGTGGTTTAACACGATTTTCTTCATCAGGAATACCTTCAAAAATACGAGCATCTAAGTGGAAGCCAGGAGTTAATGAATCAGGAATATCATTATAAGCCTCTACACCTTTATACTTGAAAATATCAGGGTCAATACCAACAATATCAGATAAACCAAAATATTGTTTATTTAAACGCAAGTTACTATCAATATTTGTATTGTATTCAAGATATGGTTTATGTACATTTACTTGTGTTTCAACAAAGTCTTCACCAAGATTTTTTCCTGTAATTGCATAGCCATTGAAATGACGTACAGGATAACCTAAGAACCCTGCGGGTACAGAAATCTTTGTTTTGTCAGTCTCATTAACCTCAACAGTAATGTACTTAGACTTAGTTGCATAATTTTCATCAGTAGAACCAATTCTATATGCAATATAGTTAGGAGAACCAGGAATAAGGTCACAACCCTTATATTTTTCTAAGGTTGAAATTGCACTATCAGAGTCATTGTAATCACGAACCAACACATCAAAAGTTCCATGTGCAGGGTCAATATTCTCAATAGACACCTTAACCTCAGTATTTGCTGTATTACCATCAGAAATTGTATGGAAACGGAACAACTTTGTAAGTTCAACCTCAGTCGCAGAACCCTTCATTTCAGATACAATCCAAGGAGTTGAAGCATAACGATACTGTTCTTTATAATTGTTCATATCAAGAGTAATCGGAACTACGTCATCAATACCTAATTTCTCAGACTTACGATAGACATAATATAATCTATCCTCAATTACCTCCACAGCATCCTTAAATACATGTACATCATCAACATCAAGTTTGTGTTCTGAACTTAAGAACTCAGGCACATATTTTGTTTCTTCAATGTCGTTTTCATTTTTTACATACTCACCATACAAATATTCACGTTTACCATCAGGTCTCGTATGAGCAACAACAGTATAAATGTGACCCACTTCACCATCAGCTTCAACCCAAGTCGAACCCTTATCTGAAGATTTATGTACCTTCAACGGTTTGTTATCAAGCGGATTTACAGATTCACTATTACTAAATAAGAAACGCTTACCAACATGTCTACGAGTTAACGTAGTATTATTAAGAGTAAGAATAGCATCAACAGCTTTATGATTAGGAATTACTTTAATTTCAGGATAGCTAACAAGGTCAGTTGATACATATTTACCCTTTTCCTCTTTAATTTCTGCAAGAGCATTAATTTCACCTCGTTTAATCAACTGTTCTAATGCGATGTCGTATAGTTCTTCAACATAAATTTCGCTTTCACCTACCTCAGGATCTTGACCTAATACATTAATGATATAGTTCTTATCACCAGGGTTTAATGAAACAGAATAGAATACAGTTTCATAATCACCTTTGGAATCCTTACGGCTTGTTTCTACTTCCAAAGTAAAGATACCATAGTTATTAGGATTAATTGTCAACACACCCTTTTTCTTATTGAAAGAAGGATTACAATCATCAAGGTAATCAAGTGAGTCACTTGGACGAATCTTTACGTTTCTTGCGTAATAGTTGATACCATCATAATCATAAACATCATTACAAATACCTGCATCAGGATCAGCCTTTCTCTTAAAAGCAGCCTTAACATGTTCACCACGCGAACGAATTACGGCAATAACAAGAGGTCTATCCTTTGTATATTGTGTATCTTGTTTAGTTGCCTTATCATCATATGCCGTAATGCACCAAGCAGCACCTGCATTAACACCTGAAAGGCCTAATACACGACAAACTTGTAACTGCTGTGATTGCGAAAGATATTCTTTTGCAATATAAGGGAGTTCATACTTTGGATATTGACTACCACGGAACTTCTCTGTATTCGTACCTCCGAAGAATGTTTGGAATTGTGCCCAATCGCTAACCTCAATTGGTTGAAATGCAGGACCTTTTTGTGTCTCACCTGCAACACCCAAACGAGTAATACCTAACGACTTTTGTGCATATGTCAATTCCATTTCAGAGAAATAAACACCAGGCGTTGAGTGAACTCTCTTTAAAGTTTTTTTATCTGCCATTTTATGTCAAATATTATTTTATATTATTTTCTTAATATAAATATCACAAAAAAACAGAGAATACCTTAACTATCTGTTTTATACAACATTTTTTCAAGTATATCAACATCTTTAACATCTACCATTACATCATCATTTGTTTCTAATAAATCAGCGACTGTTAAAGACGTATCAACAAACGGTATTTGAGAAGATAAAAACGCTGCATATAACGGATTATTCATGTCTATTTCTACTTCACCAAACACTGCTTTAAGACGTTCAAAAATAAACTTTTCTGTTTCATCTAACCACTTTATTAAAGTATGAATTTTAAAAGCTATTTGAATATTATATGAAGATTGCTGTTCAAGCAATTTATGTAAAACTCTATTCAATTCAAACACTTCAAATATAGAAATATTCATATTATTTTTTATTTAAAAATAACATTAAATTCATTCTATTTCAATGTCTTGATACTTTGTTGGTTCTTCGGATACATCCTCAGGCACATAATTTGGATTAAAAGTATAACTTGGGTTTATTCCGTTAAATATTACACTCGCTTTATCTTTTACATCAAACTGTGATATTCTAATTCTAATTCTGTCACCATTATTCACTCTAAACCCTTTATCCCAATATGTTGGAGTATCATTAACAAAAATGCGCATTGCCCTAACATTATCTCTAACAACATCTTGAATGTACATATCAGTATCAATCACAAATTCGGCTTTATCATTCCACTCTTTAAAGTTTAAGGATAGTTTTATTTTTTGGTTTTCTAAATCATCTTCTATATCAATATCCACCTTTGGTTTTTTCTTTTCACCGACAAAGCCAACGTTAAGTCTCTTTGGGAATTTCTCAACCTTAATGTCTTCTTCATGAATTATATAAGCTAAGGCCTTAATCTTTAATGTTTGAACATAAAATCGATAATCACTTACACTGTATTTACTCTCATCATCTACACTTTCTAAAATCAATGGTATATAGTGATTATTTGGTCTGATATAAAACTGTCTTGACTTAAATAAGTCATTAGCTAATTCATTAAAGGTTGTTAGATTTTCAAATAAATCTGTAATAAAACTTATACGATATTCTAACGTTACTGCGTATGGTTGTTTCATTGAATATACTTCAATTGATTCAGTACCATTATCTTCTAAAACAGAACGTTGTAAAATTGTATAGAATCTTTCACCGGGAATATTCCAAAGGCTACCTTGGTTTTCACCACCTTGTGGATTTGTAGTTCTATTTATTGTCTTAAAATTAAGTATTAAGTTTCCATCTTCATCAGAATGTTCCCAAGTTTGACTATATTCTGAAAATCTTTGATTACTAAACAACGTAAATGTTGGCACATCCTTCCCATTAATCGTCAGCCCTAAATCCTTCTCAACAAACTCCTTAAATGCATTATCAATATCAACATATTCTAATGGTTTTGGATATATAGGTGCTTTATGCACAATATCTTGTGCATAACTTTTTCTTATCAGATTCCCATTTGTTTCTTTTTTCTTAAGATTTACAAAGGTTAAATTCTTTTTTGGTTGTGTGCTTCTCATTTTATTATTTTCCGTTAAATTCTTGTGCAGGTGAAGCACTAATAACTCTCCATCCCACCTTATATGCACCAATTATATTTTTGTTGCTATTATTCACCTTACCATCATCAGTGACAGTGAAATACGACATCTTATTTGTATCAATTTGGATTGCAACGTAATCGCCTCGTTTAATATCACATTTGAACTTTTCTAATGTCTTTGGCATTATGTATAATTTCAAGTTACCACTAACTTGATAAGTACCTGTATTAGACTGTGAATCAAATGCATTTAGCTGAGCATCCTCAATTTCAAACATACATGGAACTTCCTTTGGAGGCTTGAAACGTATTGTATCTTTTTTCGCCTCTTTGTAAGCATCATTGATATTTGTTCGTTTTCGATCAACCTCATACACAACAACAGTCTGATTTATATCTTCTTCAAGATAACCTTCAATCAAATCTGTTTCAAAACCAAAATCTTCTTCGGAATAAAATAAATTATTCCGATTTATTGGTGTTATATTTCCATTATTGTTCATTTTGAAATGAATATTTGTTTTTTATCAATTTGAGTAGTATAATATATATAAATAATAATATTACTAGATCTAGATATTACTAGATACTAGTAATAATTTAATATATTTTATAAATATCAATGAGTAATAAAAATAATATAGATAAAGCATACGACATTTTGAAGGAGTATAAAGGTAGAAATAACAGAATTATCTACCTTCAAAAACTCTATTCTGTCGGTCAATGCATTCTAACTGATTTTGATGTTGAATATATTTTAACAAACTATGATTTTGAACCATATATCGTTGATAAAACAGTGAAGATAACAGGTGAATTAGGTTTGAAATTACAAGATAAATATCAATTGGATTTTACACCACAAAAAATTAGAATTTCAACCGTTATTGGTGAAATGGGTAATAGCCTTCATTGCTATGTTCAATATCGCCAAAGCATCCCATCTCAATTGATGTATATAAGCAAAAATTCTATATTGAACGAGTTGGAAGATGTTGATTGGAAAACATATGAAGTAGACTTCACAAGTGTTGATAATAAAAGACCTCTTAAAGAACACCAAAAAGAGGGGGTTAAATTTCTATTGGCCAACAAAAAATGCATCTTAGCTGATAGTATGGGTCTTGGAAAACTTCAAGAATTAGACACTCCCACTCCCACACCAAATGGTTTTGTACGTTTTGGGGATTTGAAAGTTGGTGATAAAATTTTTGGAAGTGATGGAAAAGAACATAATGTTTTGCAGGTTTTCCCACACAAACAAAAAGACATCTACGAAGTTGAATTCAGTGATGGGACTAAAACTAATTGTGGTTTAGAGCATTTATGGATTGTACAAACAAAAGGAAGTGATGAGTGGAAAGTAATGTCGTTAGAGGAGATTATTTCACAAGGGATTGGAATAGATGGTAAGACTGATGGCTATAAATTCAGAATACCAATAACCAAGCCTGTAGAATATAAAGAGCAAAAACATGTTTTCACTGACCCATATTCAAAAGGAAAGGAAATTTCTAATGTAAACCGTGGTAGAAAAGAATTAAGTTTTTTAATTTCTAATGAATATTTGATTGATTCTATTGAAAATAGAAAAGAATTATTAACAGGTTTAATGGACTCTAATGGTTATATTGCAAAAGAAAACAATAAACCTTGCTACCCAACATTTTCTAAGAAATTTGCAGAAGACGTTTGTATGTTAGTACAATCCCTTGGTGGTTTAGCCACTGTAAATGAATCATCCATTGGTGAAAATATTGTATATCATGTTTACATACAAATAAATTTTTGCCCATTTAAGGAACAAAGTAAAATTGAAAAATATAAAAATGATAAATCATATGAAGAAGATTTGATTAAATCAATAAAGTCGGTAAAACTGATTAAAAAGGCTGATGCAATGTGTATTAAAGTTGATTCACCCGATGAAAGTTATTTGACAAATAACTACATTGTGACGCACAACACAACAACTTCAATTAGTGCTTCCATTTTGGGTGGCTTCAAAAAGATTTTAGTTATTACGACTGCTTCGTTGAAAACAACTTGGAGAAAGGAAATTGAAATCTTTGAACCAAAAAATAACATTCAAGTTATTAATGGTTCTGATTGGCAATCAAATTATAAATTTACAATCGTAAATTATGATATTGTCCAAAGATTCTATGAAGTTGCTGAAGAGGTTGCTTATGAATGGAAAGAACTCGTTAATAACGATGGTTCTCGAACAAGAGTTAAAGTCCCAATTACTATACGTAATAAATCTAACGGCCAACTTGAATATAAAATGAAAAAAAGCCGTAAAAAAGAAGACATTAAGAATGCATTAAAGAACAGCCCATTATTCTTAGAAGAGTTTGATTGTGTAATCATTGATGAGGCACACAAACTATCAAATCCAAAGGCTAAACGATACCAAGTAATTGAGGACTTCTTGAAAAAGTCAAGAATACATAATGTATTTCTATTAACAGGTACTCCTATTACTAAAGACACTGTTAGATTCTATAATGTTCTAAAGTTATTAGATGCGAATATAACAAAAGACTACATGTACTATATGAGACGTTATTGTGGTGCTAAGAAAAGAACATTTAGGGGTAAAGAACTTCTATTACCAACAGAAGCCACCAACTTAGATGAGTTAAAAGAGAAGGTAAAACACCTATATATCCGTAGAGAACTAAAAGATATGGCTGATATGGTAAATAAGACCGTTTCTACACGATATTATGATTTATCACCTAAGCAGATGGAAGAATATAACCGACTATGGGATGAATACATTAGTGCACAATCTGAAATTGGTGATGAAACCAATGAGGATTATAGACAATTAGTTGAAGGAATGCTTGTACGACAATTTTTGGCCAATCAAATGGTTGAAAATACAATTAAACTTGTAGATGAAAAAATTGAGGATGGTGAAAAAGTTGTTGTTATGTGTACCTTTACTGATGAATTAAAGAAATTCAAAGAATATTACGGTGCAAAGTGTGTTACATATGATGGCAAAATGACTTCAAAGGCAAAAGACCACGCATTTGACACATTTCAAAATAATCCAAAAGTTAAGGTGTTTGTCGGTAATATTGTCGCTGCATCCGTTGGTTTAAGCCTTACTGCTGCACATACTCTAATCTTTAATAGTTATAGTTGGGTATATGCTGACAACGCACAAGCAGAGGATAGAATCTATCGTTTAACGTCCACAGATGATGTAGAATGCATTTACCAATTGTTTACCGATTCTGTTTCTGAACACATGTATCAAACAGTAATGGAAAAACAAAGAATCCTTAATGAAACAATTAAAAAGGAAAATGAAAAATAATATGGAAGAGAAAATCGACACTTCAAATTTATCTGTTATCTATGTCCAAAAGATTGGGCAAGATAACGATGGAAATTATGTATATGAGTTTCTGATTAGTGAAGATCCTGACTCTGTTTGGGTTGAAAATTGGAATGAAGTTCCTGTGTGCAATGAAGCCGATACAAGGCCTTCACAAGATGATTATGACTATGTAAAAGAATTACGCACTGACATTAAACTTACATTAGGTCAAGATAATTGTTGTGTATCTTTTATGGACATTAAAGATAACATTGCAGCATTAGCTTATGAAGACATTTCAGGTTATGAAGAATATCCCGAACCACGTTTAGTTATACAATATGGTGATTCACTTGACTATGTTGAAGAGATGCTCGCAAAAAGAGACTTATATATGAAATATGTTTAAAAAAACAAAAAAGGAGATAGTTTAAGCTGTCTCCTTTATATTTTATTATAATAGATAATGTTTATACAGATGAATAATAAATGCAAAGTAGAAAAAATTAACGGAAGGTATTATATAGATGGGGAAGCCTCACACAACCCAAAGATTGAAGAATTAAAGAAATGGTATAAAGAATATAATGCGAAATATTTTTACAATAAACTGCCTGAATGTAAATTCTTTTTAAAAAGGGAAAGTAGATATCCTGCACAATGTTATACTTCCTCAAAAGAAATTCATTTTAACAATGGGGGTAAATATATATGGAATAGAACAATAGTTAAGAAAATTTTATTACACGAAATGGTTCATATGTACATAGATTGTACATATAATATTATTGGAAGATGTTTAAATTCTTTCCACCACACGTGGCCATTTGCGTTTGAAATGTTTAGATTAAACAAAAAACATCATCTTGGATTAAAACTCCTAGATGATGTTCCTTTGCGTTCAAAATATAAAGATTAGAAATTATATCTGTTAGAGATACCTCTTTGAAGATTACTCAACGTACATGAAAATCTAATAAACTATATAATTTATTTAGTTTTCACTTCTTGCTTCAACCTATCACTACTTTTTAGGTTCATTTACTGAACGGTCATCCATAGGAGGATAGTCCACAAGCGTTAATTCGGTACTACGGATACCTATTTATTTTTTATTTATTTTCTTACGCAGCACTTATCCTACGACCTTCGTAAAGGATATTCAATGCTGCATTAAAATCTCTATCGTGATAAGAACCACAATTTGGACAATTCCAATGACGATCTTTCAACTTCAAATCCTTATGGATATACCCACATTTACTACAAGTCTTTGAGGAGGGATAAAACCTTCCAATTAAGATTACTTTCTTATCGTTTTGTAAGGCCTTAGCGGATAACACCGTCTTGAACTTAAAGAATCCCACCTCTTGTATTGCCTTAGCAAGTTTATGGTTTTTCAACATACCACTTGTGTTAAGGTCTTCCATGTAAATGGTATCATAACATTTCAACAATTCATTTACAACAGAATGAATATAGTTTTCCTTCTTATGGGTAATTGTTTCAAACACCTTTGCAATACGTTTACACTGCTTGTTGAAGTTACTTGAACCTTTACGCTTCTTCGATAACTGACGTTGCAATTTGGTCAGACGTTTCTCGTCCTTCTTATAGAAACGCTTATTCTCAAACACTTCTCCATCAGAAGTTATAACAAAGTCCTTAACTCCAAGGTCAATGCCAACATCACGATTTATTTTCTTGAAATTAGCATATTCCGTTACATCAAGATCGACAAGGATAGATAAGGTATAACAACCACTCTTGGTTTTCGATAAGGTTGCTCTCCTTATATGATCCTTATATTTCTGCAAACGTTTATGATATAAATCCGAACAACGGAATTTAATATTCTTTAACGATGTTGTTAAGCTGATGTGTTTAGTATTAAACGTGTTGGTTTTTGATATTGCATCAATTGGAAATAACGCAGATTGTTTATCTATCTTACTCTTGAACTTTGGGAATCCCTTGTGCTCCTTGAAGAACTTATCGTAAGCACTAAGCATCTGTCTGATGGATTGCTTCATAACTTTTGTATTTTGTTCCTTCAGCCATTGATATTCTTCATCATTCAGTAATTCTCCGTGAAAGTACTTTGAAAGTTCCTTTAATCCAAGGTTTGTTTTATCACTTTTATAAGCTTCTTGTTTCCGAGCAAGCATATGATTATACACAAAACGGTAACTACCAATCACCTTGTTGAGTGTTTGTTCCTGCGTTTTGTTTGGATATAATCGTACCTTAATTGCTCGTAACATTAATTCCTTTATTTAATTCAATTATATTATACTGTTTTATCGTTTAATTTCCAATAGTTTTTAAGAAAATTAATTATACTCAATAACGATGAAAAAACCAACGATTAGACTTTAACTAAGTATTTAATTTAGCAAACTTTCAATTTTTTCATTGCATCTGTTTACCATATCATCAATTAGACTTTGGTTTTTCATTAATTCCAAGATTTCAGATATTGGTTCATATATTTCTCTTAATCGTTGTACTAATCTATTATCAAGGGTTCTTGATACCTCACCAAAATCATCTGAATGTACCTCTAATAAATGGCCTGAACTATAGCGATTTGTATCTTTAATGCATAAATAATATTTAAGAGATCTGCAATCAAACGTAATATATTGATTTGTTGAATCTTTAGCAAAAAAATTTATCCTTGGTTCATTTGTTATTAGCGCCAAATAATTTTGTTCTTTTAAAGAATCACTATCATTAGAATAGATTTCTATTCTTTCTTTATTATTTTTAAAATCATAGGTTTTTGATAAATCATTAAGCATTAATACAAGGTCATTATTTAAAAAAGATTTAAAGTAATTAAGAGCATCAATAATTTTCTTTTTTAAATCTTCTGACTCATTATTATTTTTATTAAGCCAATTTTTCAAATTTCGTTTTAGAAGTTCTACGTTAGAATTCATAATATGTTATTTACTAATTTATTAATTATTTTTCAAAGAACTCTCGGAAAGTTCTACCACCATATTCATCCTTGGTTAATTCAATCATCTCACCAATCGTGTATTTCTCCTTACGTGGATTTGGAAGACGATGTTCAATATAATCCCGTGTTCCTGTTCTACAAGCACCTGTAATCACTCTATAACAATCAATAGCTTCATTGTAAGGTAATTCACTATCGAGGGTCAAACTTTCATATTCTGATTTGTCTCGTTTGCTGATTTTGAAGATAAGGTCTTCCTTTGCATCTTCTAATGTATCCCCATGTGCCCAATGTCCGTTTCCATCAGTAACAACATAATAGATAGGCTCATTAACCCCTGTACGTATATGATAAACATTTCCTTTTTTCTCAACAACATCATTCAATATACCATCTACATGAAGAAATTCACGACCCGATGGATGAATGATATTTACAATTTCATCTTTTAATTTATAACATTTATCCAAAACTTTATATTTTTCATATCGTTCATCTTTAAGTTCAAAGTCGCAATAAACTATTGTTGCTAAACAGTCATCCGGTAAGCACTTAATAAGTGTTTTTTCAATATCAAGACTCCCATACACGACTAAATTTTTTGGTAACTCACTTATTGGAGATTTATCAATTTTAAGCCCACCTAATGTTAAATTATCTCGAAGTTTCGTTATCCTTGTGCCTGACATATACAAAGCACCAAATTCGCAATCGTCAGGAATTTCAGTAATTTTAGTTTCTGAAATATCTAATAGACCTTTCACTTTCAATCCTTTTGGAAGGCACTTCAATGAAGAGTTATGAGCAATGAGATTTACTAATACCAAATTATCTTTAAGTTTACGTATGTCGGTGTGTGGCATATTCAAGCCAATACAGTCACAATCATTAGGAATTTTAGTAATGTCGGACATTGAAACACATAAACCTTTAGTTTTCAACCCTTTTGGTAATTTATTACTTGAATAATTACAAAAAAGTTCACCATCTATAACTAAATTATCAGGAAGATAATCACTAATTGTATATAAGTTTCCTTCATAATAAGGTCTACCATCTTTCACTTCAAGTTTTTTACCTGTTTGGGTTTCAAATACATCAATTTGATGTAACATCAATTCTTGTTCATTCATAATCATTATAAATTATCATTTTCAAAGAACTTACAGAAGTCATTACCACCGTACTCATCTTTGGTTAATTCAATCATTTCCTTAATGGTATATTTCTCTTTCCGAGGTTCAGGAAGTCGATGTTCAAGATAATCCTGTGTGCCAAATTTGCAAGCTCCCGTAATAACACGATAACAAGCAACTGCTTCATCGTAAGGTAATTCACTTTCGAGAGTTAAATCTTTGTATTCAGACTTATCACGAAAACTCATCTTATAAAGAAGGTCTTGCTTTGCTTCCTCTAAAGTATCCCCATGTGCCCAATGATTGTTGCCATCTGTAACGACGTAACTGATAGCTTTATTAACACCATTACGAACATGATAAACATTGCCCTTCTTTTCAATCACTTCCGATAGGATTCCATCAACGTGCAAAAATTCTCGACCCGAAGGATGAGAGATGTGAACAATTTCATCTTTCAATTTATAATAACCGACGTAACCCTTCTCATATCGTTTATCATTTGGTTCAAAGTTGCAATAAACACTTGGTGCTAAACAATCATCTGACAAATGATTAATAATTGTATTTTCAATATAAAGTCCACCATACACAACTAAGTTTTTCGGAAGTTCTGTCAGTGAAGAATCCATTGCACTAAGACAATCTATTACCAAATTATCTCTAAGTTTCTTAATTTTTGTTTCTTTCATATGTAAACAGCCAAACTCACAATCATTGGGAATTTCAGTAATCTTTGCACCTGAAATATCTAAATCATCCTTAACTTTCAATCCTTTCGGAAGCTCAGTTAATAAAGACTCAATTGCCCACAAAGAATCCAATGTTAAATTATCTCGAAGTTTGGTGATTTTAGTATATGAAATATCCAAAGAACCAAACTCACAATCATTGGGAATTTCAATAATCTTTGTATCTGAAATATCTAATAATTCCTTCACCTTCAAACTTTTCGGTAGTGCGGTTAATGAAGACTTATACGCTTGAAGTTCATCTAACTCCAAATTATCTCTAAGCTTTGTGACTTTTGCATGTCTCAAATTTAACGACTTAAATTCACAATCATCAGGAATTTCTATAATATCTGTTTGTGAAATATCTAATAACCCATTTACCTTTAAACCATTTGGTAGTTTTGTGCTTTCCACATAACACATTAAATCACCATCGACTAACAAATTGTCCGGAAGTTCATCACTAACACAAAGTAACCATCCATTATAATAAGGTTTACCATCTTTTACCTTAAGTTCAATTTCTGTTTGTTTATCAAACATTCTGAGTTGTTCAACCATTAATTCATTTTCTTGCTTATTCATATGTTTTTAATCTTTTCATTATTATACTATGATTATAGTTAGAAACCAACACAACAGCCGTTTTCTTTTATATATTTTATTTTTCTTTAATTTATACCATTATGGCTTATGAATTACAGGAACAACACCATTATAAAAATTTTGAAAAAAAGATAAGAAATTTTTTGTTTATTTAAAATAAATTCTGTATAATAATGAAAAAACTAAGTCAAAATGCAGAACAAAAAACCAATGCTACACATTGCAAAAATTGATTACCTTAATATTTCTAAACAGATTAACGAAGAAGATAGTGTACTTTATTATGAGAAAGATGGTTTTATCTTAACTATTTATTATCTTTTTAAAATTGAAGGGTATAGAGAAAACGATTATTTCAACGGAACAGGAGGCTTCGTTGAAACATCACGAGATTTTAGAGTATATGATGTAGAATGTGTAGATGAAGATTCCAATGATGCTTATACAGACTTTGATGAACATAAATTAGAATGTTATGTAATGTAAACATTAAAACAAATGTAAATGGAGGACTATTAATCCTCCATTATGTGTTTTCTTTCTTATGTTCTTCCAAATAATCAATAAGGTATTGTACATCATCATGAACATCCTCCCCAAGAAACGTATCGTAATTGGGGACATTGCCAAAATACAATAACTTCACACCATGTTCCTCACATAACGACTTCTTTCGTTTATCACGTTTAATTAGTTTATTAAATTCCTTACAAGCCCACCCATCACCTTTTCCCACAAAATCAACAGGAAAGAAATGTTGTTCACCTTGGCATTCAATGCCCACATTATAATCTGATAAATAAAAGTCCAAACTCTGTCTTCCCAACCATTTAAAATGTTTTTGGTAATCATAAGTAATTTCCACCTCATCCAAGTAATTCATCACACTACGTTCTAAATGGCTTAAATTACATTTTGGACAACCTTTACCATTGGTATGATTATTTGGTGTTTGCCAAAACTCCCCATGTTCAGGGCATATAATACAAACCTTGGTTAAAGCATTCACATATTCCACCTTTGAATAATCATACTTATCACCATGAACTTTACGAGCTGATACAATCCATTCTTCTGTTGTTGGAACATAACAACCACTACATTTAGAGCAACCTTTTCCACTTAAATGTTGAGATGGTACTTGTTTAAATTCACCATGTTCAGGACAGATAATACATACCTTGGTCATACAATTCACATACTCAACCTTCGAGTAATCGTATTTATTACCATGAACTTCACGAGCCTTTTTAATAAAATCCTCTTTTGTTAAAGTTCTCTTTTCACTTCGATTTTCAACACCACATGTTGGGCAACCATAACCTTTGATATGATTATTTGGTAGTTGTTCAAATTCACCATGTTCAGGACATATAATACAAACTTTTGTCCTTGCATTAACATACTCAACCTTTGAATAGTCGTATTTACCCTTATGTTTTTCTGTTGCTTCCTTAATAAATTCCTCTTTTGTTTTCTTCTTTGGCATACATTTCAATCAAAAATTATTATTTAACCATTAAACTGAATAAGAAATAACTTTGTTTATTTATTTTTTTGTTCAATCATTACGTTATGTAATATACACAACAAATAAAAATGGTGATATGATGATATAAGTCATCACACCACCACAAATATGAAAAGCTAAAAATACACTATTAATTATCGTGATAAAAATACTTCACCAAGATACGAGCGTTTAACTCGTTCACCATAACATTGAGGAGCAGGATTAATATAGCTCTCCAAGAATGAAAATCTTGTTGGGCTACTTCCATCCTTCATTGTCTTTTGTGTGTTTTTATGTAAATCTGTAAAGTATTCTTGTGACAAATCATTAAAAGCAATGTCACCATCAAATCCAAAATCCAAAGAACCATCCTTCTTAATATATTCAGGATTGCCATCAGGGGCTTTTACTAACACACTGTCTTGATTATATTTATTAGCCAACTCAACAGCAAATTGCTTTAAATCATTAAAATCACCAACAGTACCATCTTTATAGTGATTGTATATAATAAATGAACGCTCATATACGTTTTCTTCATGTTCAGTACCTTTATTCTCAATAAAGCCACCATAAACAGGAGTGTAACTATAACCACTTGATTTAATTAAATCAATTAGTTCTTTTATACGCTCACGGTTAATTTTATTTAGCTTCTCTTTCTGATGTTTGTCATTTACATCTAATCCAAAATCATCCCCACCACGGCAAGGACTTACAATTACATAACCCTCCTTACTATGTCTGTCAATAAGAGAACGTGCATTCACTTCATTGAGTGAAACTAAATCAGCTTTATTGGAAGTATTTTCACTATAACACTCATTTAAAAAATTACCAATCTTTGCTTTTCTTTTCTCATAGAGATCAACACTTTCACTAAGTATGCCCATATTAAAATTTTATTATATTATTATTTTTAATATAAATAAGTTATTTCCACAAAAATAAAGAACCTAAATAAAACAACCACCTAAAATTAGTCCAACATTTTTTGAAGTTTAGATGGCCAAGTCAAAGGATTCATTGCCTTATAATCACGAATCCACTGATCCATTTCAGAAACTTTTTCTTCTTTTTCTTCAATTAATTTTCTTTCTTTAAGGGCTTTTCTTTCTTTACGACCAAAATATAGGTCGTAAACCATATCAGGATCCGCACCTCTGCTAATTGCAATTTTTAAGTATTCAGGTAATTCATCATTTGTAGATTGAGATTTATCTTCTTCAATTGGATAACCACAATTTACGCAAAACTTTGCCTTATCGGAAATTTGATGTCCACATTCTTTGCAATTAATTAATGCCATAATTCTTATTATTTTAATTATTAAACTTACATCGATATTATACTATCGTTCTAATCAAAAACCAAATTATTTTTCAAATTTAATTCTTTTTTACTTCCATTAAAGTATTTTATTAAATAAAAAACTGAGAACTCTTAGTAAGATTCGAACTTACATTTTTTTGAGTATAAATCAAACGTTTTTCCATTTAAACTATAAGAACATCAGCCCCACTAATATATGAGGCTTATTTAGAATAAGTTATCTGTTTAATGTTCCACATAGGCACTTCAGAGCCACCAACAAGTACATCAATGTTTGCACCATCCTTCTTTTCAATTACGTCCCATTGTCGGAGTTGAATGAATTGTGAGGGTGAAAGATTCATTGCG